TTTCGGGCCCCTCTAGCAGGTTAGAACCTGCGACACCTTCTCTAGGTGTTAACTAGGAGAGTCAGATGATCAAAATTAAACGTGGTCATTTGACGCTCTCGCGCCAGTGTCCAAACGAGGAATCGAATGGATACTGTTACGGGAAGTTTCCTAGTGCTGAGCCTTCTCAGCTTGAATTGTTCCTACTCGAGCCTGATAATCCCGAGTTGGAATCAATTCTCCTCTCCTTTGAACTCATTGGGGAGGTTGAGCTTGCCTATCTGTTGTCCTGGCTTCGCAGCCAGTATGACAGACGTCAAGCCGGTAGAGCCCGTAACAGGGATTTCTACCAGAGCTGAGATTGCCGTTCTTCGTCCTTCTCCAGCCTGTGCAGTGGTAAACTGCACTTACTGCAACCCGGTTGTCTTTGGAGGTACAAATGAAACAAACGTTCAAGAACGCCTTGGCTGCGTGCGCCGCCATTGCTACATTTGTAGGCGGCGCACACGTGACCTGGACGTACCTGGACGCTAATTTGTCCTCAAAAGTCAGGTCGGTCGTTGCCGCAGATGCGGCTACGATTTCGACAATCGAAGTGATTCCGGAACCGCCTTTGGCGGCGAAGAAGAAGTAGATCTGCATGCTAAAAGATTCGTCAGTTTCATTCCCCAGCCGGTATGTCACTGTCATCCAGGATTTCAATGCTGACTCGAGTCCGAACGGCCCTGCTAGCACGTCTGATACGACGCGCAAAGTGGTTGCTAGGCGGACTCGTGAAGGCACCAGACTTCCTGGGTGGCACAAGATTATACAGGATGGTGGAAATGCTACTACACCTTTATCAGGTGTGTTAGAGACGGTCTATAGCTCGCAGGTCTCTGTCGAACACAAGTGGATCAATGTGAACGACGGCACCTACCGGGTCCAAACCGCTAACGGCGACGTTGTTTGGGCATTTATTGCCCCAGCCGCTGATGGTGGAGTAAACCCGGGAGATCTGATTGATTCTTCTGTTGCAGACAATCGTGCCCGTACGCGTTTCTACAAGCGTCTCAGAGAATTGCAGGTCCAGATGTCTGGGCCTACTTTTCTTGGTGAGCTTCGTGAAACTCTACGTATGATCAGACACCCCGCGCAAGCTATTCGAGATTCATGTGATCGGTATTACCGCTCTCTCAAACAATGGAGAGGGAGCCACCGACCACCTTCCGGAGGCCATCGAAAATGGCAATGGAGGCAGGAGCTCGAAAAGATTGCAGGCGGGTTGTGGTTGGAGAATTCCTTTGGTTGGCAGCCTCTCTTAAATGATATTAAGGATGCTGTCACCGCCTATGAACGTCTCACTCACCCTAACATCGCCGACAGGAAGACTATATCTGTTGGCGGTACGGATGGGCTTGACGTATACAACGGCGCAAGTGGACTGGGTTATGGGGATGGCCAGTCTCATCTAAATATAGGAAGTTTCTCATTCTATATGTATTTGAGCTTGGCCCGTGCCTCATGCACTGTCCGCTACAAAGGTAAGGTTAAGACTTCAACTGAAGCTACCACATGGGACGATCTTGCGCTTTTCGGCTTTACGCCGAGCGAGTTTGTGCCAACAGCATGGGAGTTACTCCCGTGGAGCTTCCTGGCGGACTATTTCGCCAATATTGGCGATATTCTTTCATCGTCAGTTACCAAAACCTCGGATGTTTGCTTCGTCTGTCAGACGATTCGGCGTCGTACGCGCCTTTATGGGCACATGAGACCGACCTCTAACAGACCCGGCGGATTTCCCTGGGATTGGCAACAAGTGATTGTGAAAGATGGTCAGGCAAATTGGGAGTTAAACCGTACATCTTTGTCCAGGAATTCTGGTGGTGGGGTACCATTACCCGTCTTCCAGTTTGAACCTGGGTTGAATGTTGGTCAGATGGCAAATATTACTGCCCTTCTTACTAACTTTCTAGATGTACATCCGCAAGATAAACCACGGAGAAACTGGCACCGATAAAACGGTTCCAGCAATCCAGTATCCTGAGGAACAATATGTCGATAGCACTAACATCGCCGATTACCGGCGGGCCGCAGACGGGATTCACCTCACCTACGTATACCATCGTCACAGATCAGGCCCCTACTTCCCTTGGGAAGCAGGTCGCCGTTTCTGCTCTCGGCGGTACGCAGGCTGGTGTAACCACGCACACCGTTTCAAGTCCTTTTACCATCAATTTCGTTCGGCCGGCTGTCTATAAAGCTTTAGGCAAACCGAATCCGACAACGGGATTGATCAAGGACGTTCCGAGGAACACGTTCAAATGGATCGCTCGTAAGGGGATGACTCCCCTTGCAGGCCAACCCATTGCCATCGCGCTGGGCTCCGTAACTCTGGAGATTCCTGCAGGATGTGACACGGCAGATGCTGCCAATGTACGTGCTCTGTTGTCAGCTCTCTTCGGAGCTGTCTGGCAACAGTCGGCAGGTTGCGGAGATACGATGATTCAAGGTACTGTTTAGTCCTTGGCATCGCCTTCTTAACCTGTCTTTCCTTTCGGAGATCGATATGCGTGATTACGCTGTGGAACTTCCCGAAAAGCTTCGTTCTGATTTGTTGTCTAACGGCTGGAGTGGTGCAATACAACCATTCCCAGGGCAGTCCCGTCACGACTTCTCAATGACTAGCTTGTGGAATAGTTTCTTGAAGAAAAATCAAGATACTATAGAGCCACTTGCAAATCAAAGAGCTCTGGACCTCTTTCTTGAGGTCAACGAATCGTGTCGTTCATTTACCTGGGATGCCAGCCAACAGACCTCGATCGATGAAATCGCAATCGGAGAGGCGCGTGGATTTATCCACGACTTCTTTTTCCCTGACTTCAGTCGAGGCTCTTTTACGGGCCCCATACTGGGTATCAGGCAAATCTTCGATTGCTTTGGAGTTGGTCCCGGCGCCAATATTGGTGCCTATTCCGAGGATTATTTCTCAAAAATAGGAACCAGTAAGATGGTTGCATCAAGTCAGGAGCTGCTTGACTTGTTCAAGCACCTTACCTCGTCTGAACCATTGTGGTCTCTCGTTGAGTCTAAGAGATCACAAACTCGGGGATACGAGGTCTTCGAAGCTAGTCGCCTTAGTTTTGTACCTAAGACACGGAAGATTAGCAGAACCATATGTACTGAGCCTCTCTGTAATATGTTTTTCCAGAAAGGTATAGGACGCGTTATCGAAGGGCGGCTAAGGGAGGCATGCGGCATTGACCTCTCTTTTCAGCCAGAAAATAACAAAGTCCTAGCTCAGCGCGGGTCTTTGCTCGGAGATTTCGGTACTATTGATCTCTCCAGCGCTTCAGACTCGATGTCTCTTGCGTTGGTGCGCGAGTTCTTTCCTCCCACTGTTGTAAGGTGGTTGGAATTAGCTCGTACACCGTTCACCATCTTGCCAGATGGTCGCAAGGTTGAGTTACATATGGTGTCTAGCATGGGGAATGCTTTTACGTTCCCTTTGCAGACGCTTTTCTTTACTAGCTTGGTCTACGGTGTTTACCGCGCTCGGTCGATTAAAATCGAGCGTCCAAGTAAACATTCCTTGGGCAACTTCGCCGTTTTCGGTGATGACATCATTGTTAAGCACGAGGCTTATAACCACGTGTGTAAACTTCTGATGTTGTGTGGCTTCAAGGTTAACGTAGATAAGTCGTTTAACGACGGCTGCTTCCGTGAGTCGTGTGGCGGAGACTATGTTTCTGGCCACAACGTTAGGGGGGTCTATATTTTGACCCTTCGGACGGAAAGCGACAAGTACTCTGCTATCAATAGATTAAACGTCTGGAGTGCAAAGCAGCAGTGTCCTCTCCCTGCTACCATCCGATACTTGATGAAGGGGTTGCGATTTCTCACAATCCCTTATCATGAACAGGATGATGCAGGTGTAAAGGTCCCTTTCTGCGTTGCGAAGTACCGAGTCGATCCGTTTACAGGTGCGGCTAAATACCGCTGCCTAACGCTTCGTTCTCGTAGCTTCTCTATGAAAGACGTTGAAGCTCGGCCACCTCGGTTGGACGGCTGGTTTAACAACCCAGACGCCCTCCTAATGGCCGCGTTAGCAGGTACACTTAGGTCCGGTAGGGTCACACCTCGAGATTCTCGGGGATCCTACCGTTTAAAGCTCAAGTCGAGTCCGCATTGGGACTACGGCTTGGGCGATCGCCAGTCTTTTCCGACTGGCTTCGGCAGTCTCTGGCAAGAGGCTGTCGTGGAAAACCTCAATCTTCTGTAGGTTTCCAATTCATGGGCCGCTAACTTAATCGGTCCATCCCGGGATACAAAAATGAAGCCCT